GATCAGAATTGATAATGCTCAGCCGCAGCTTAATTGCACGTTCAGTGAGTCCCTCATAGGTGATGCATTTAAATTCAAATGCCACCGGCATAATTTCCTGCGTTTTTGCCTCAACACTTTCCATGAGTGAGCGTTTGCCGCTGAAATCGTTGTCCTCATAGTCGGCTTTCTGGTTGGCCTCAATAGTGATTTTTCGCAGTGCGGCGGCCGATTTTTTGGCATCAATAGCGTCGCCGTTCGAGGCGAAACCGATAATGTATTCCGACCAGTCCTCAATCCATTCGGCTAGTTCTTTTTGCGATTTCCGCTCGCCGTTAATATTCAATATCGCAGAGAACGGCGCAGTAGCCTTTAATGATAACGACGCGGTATTATCTGCATGCCCGGGAACTTCGATAGTGCCGAGATTAAAAATCGACTCAGCTTTCATTTTTTCAGCATCGATAAAACACCGCGCCCCAATATCCGCGTATCCGGCAGAATATCGGGTAAAATCATCAATACTGGCCGTGGATAAATTCCCGCGAAAACGGGTCCGTCCGTCGAGAAATTGTTCCAGATTTCTCAGTACCACGCCTTCTGGCACCGCGACGACCGGGGAGAATTGTACATCGGCCAATTTTTCGTTAACTTGCTGGCCTATGACAAGATTACGGATCTGGGTAATAGCGGATGAATCAACAGTCTGTGCCATTATTTTTCCTTAATATGAATAGTTTGAACGGCTGGATCAGTTGGTGCGGAGCTTGCCGTCAATATCCCCAGTGAGGGTAAGTAGTTGGCCCTGGTCTTTGGGTAAAATAGTCAGTTCGCCGCCGCGGTTGACATACATTGGGGTCTCAGTCGTGTCTTCTTCCGAGAATTTGCCGCGTGGCGTCGGGCGCACATAAGACATTTTGTGCGTGATCATCACTCGTTTTTCTTCAAGAGATTTGCTGAGACGCGCCACTTTGAATTTGAGCGTGATCTCTCCGGTACTGCCATTATTCAGGACACCCAAAGCTACTTCATTTAGCGCGCTGGCTATTTTGGTTTCAAATACGCCACCGTCCAGCTCGCCCAGGAAATCAGGGACATTTGTTGCACGATTTGTTTCAGACATGATTACCTCGCGTAAAAAGGGCGGTCTGCACCAATCAGAACACTGTCTTCTCCCCTTGTAGTGGAAGAATCGGTACAGCCGCCAAGGACTCACACAGCAAAATCGTGCCTGGCTAACTTTTCCACCTCAGGCGGCGGTGGTATCTTGGGAGTAACCACACAACCAAGAAGGGAAACTCTATGAGTTCTTATTCCAATCTCTGGCAGGCCATTTGGCCCGGCGTTTGTGATTTTTACGGTGCCGCACAATACGATTTCGAAAATAATCCTGGCACCGTAAAAGCCTTGCAAGCCAGAGTTCATTCATATCAATTGCTTTTAGTCGAACTTTTGATACACGAACAAAGAAAGAAATTCGCTACCCCTTTTGAGCCCCTGGACGGCCAAAAGGCTCTTCACTATATAGTTTTCAACAAAACACATTGGGAATTACCCAAAATAAGATCACTTAGTCTTCAGGATATTCTTTTCGTTTTACTTGACGATATTCGCCCGGATCATCTTCCGGACGAAGCCCAGAAGTATTTAGAAACTCTTCGCATCCCTTCAAATCCTCCAGCAGTCGATTTAACGCAATATTCTGGCTGGCTGATAGGTGAAGGACAGCGTTATTTGAAAGATCAGTAGTAGTCCCTTTTAAGGTTGCACATGCATTAGATAAATCTCGGGAAGCCCAGCCAATACGTGCCTGTGCTGCCTGCTGGGCTTTTAGCAATATTAATTGATTTTCTAACCACTCTATTAATTCCCGAGAGCCCAGATTACCGGCGTGAATATATGGCTCTGTTTCAATGTTAGAATTCATTTTATCACCTCATTTGTGGTTAGCCGGTTACCCATCGTCCGGCGCCACGCTACGCGGGTGGCGGGTGTGCCTGTTGTAATTCTCCACGGTTTACAGGCCATATTGCCGCGGTACTTCTTCGCTCGCTCAGGTGTATAGGTTGCCACCTAACCAGAGGGTGGCGCGGCACGGTGTGACCGGCGTACATGCACCGGCATGGTTCACAGAGCTATCACGTATTTCCCGGTTTTACGGACCAATGCGGCATCACTCGCTTACCATGCGTTAGCATCTTGGGTGGCTGGAGTCGAACCAGCTGCAGGGGGCGGATAACCCCAACAATCCCCGGATCACACAATCGGCTGAGCACTGAGGCGATATATAGCGGAGTGGGTTATGGGCCGGCCGCTACCAGTGCTCATGCGGTTGTGTGCCTGATATCACATATCCACCTCAGGCGCAGTGCTATCCTTTTAAAGCCCTTACATTTAAAAAAGGAAAATCAATGCCAGAATATAGAAGCGTCATTGGCATGTTTTGCTATAAAGATGAGGCTCAATATTCGCAATTTTCAAAGCTCTTTACGGATTCAAGCCGACTTCTTGCCACCTTCAGTGCCTGGAAAGTCAAAGCTGATCGCGGCGTAAAACAACTCAGTAAGAACGGAAATTTGGTTATCCGTGTATATCCTGATAGCACCGAGGAATTCACCACTTGGTGTCGGATTAACGGTCGTGGTGTCGATTCCAAAGGACGCATGAGTTTCGCTAGTTCCAAGGCTTCCGAGACTCTCAAGACAAGTGCTAATAACTGAAGGTTTGATAAAGAAATAGTCAATGTTTCCCCACCAGTTGTGATTTCAATTCGCGCCTTCACCATCATTAATTCCTCATTGTTAATCCTTGCCTGGTTTACTTTTCCACCTCAGGAGGCGGTGGTGGTATCCTTGAAGTCCCTACAACTATCAAGGAAATGCAAATGCGCGGAGTCGTCGTATATCATGAACATCACCATGGTTTAATTGCCATCCACGACGACAGGGATGAATTCGCTGTCGTTGAACTCGTTGGTGGCCAAGTAGTTGAAAGAGGTGATGTCATATCTGGTGATATTGAAAATCACGGCTCACAAACTTTACTAAATGAAACCAAAAACGAGCAAATTAACGTTTTAATTCAAGGTATTGGAATGACCGAAACTCAGGTTATTCAGATGCTACAAAACACGCATTAATCCACCCACGGAAAACATCACAATCTTTCAAAATCTACTGGCACTACTCAGCTGAAATAATTTTTCCGGGTCCCATTTGTAGCTCTGGTTCTGCGGCGAAGTTATTTCCTCTGTTTGTTGCCTGTTCGCTGTTGGTAAAATTAGTTTATTAAATACTAAACACTTAGGCAAGTAAAAAGTGAACAAATTATAAGTATTCACTTTATTGAATTGATAAGTAAGGTTTTAAAGGGACTTTGAGGGGGAATTGTCAACTCAAATAAAACGAACTTTAGCCTCAACAACGACACCAACGATCTTGCAATTGCCATTGATGGTTTGCATTTTATAGTCAGGATTCAATGGTTTAAGATATTTCTGGCCAGCGTCAATAACCAGCTTTTTGAACGTGGCTTCATTTTCGTTAACTAGTTTGGCGACAACTAAGCTTCCGTTTATCGGTTCTCGCTCCGGGTCGACAAGAATCAGCATACCTTCGGGTACGCTCTGACCCGAGGGTGATGTCATCGAATCACCTTTGACTGTGAGCCAAAAAGACTTATCACTGACTTTTTCGGTGGTTTCTGGCCAGTCTTCAATTTCACTCAATCGGTAAGGTTCTATCGCTTCGTGCCAGGCACCAGCACTCACCCAACTAATCAGCGGGTAACTCCCTGAAACATGATGACTAGATGCATAGGCCACATTACTCGTTTCCGCATCAAGTTTGGTATCAAGGCTACCTATCGGCATGCCGTAATCCAGTTCCAATCTGCGTGCAGCCCGTTCTCCGAAAGACCCCTTCCCATTAATGAGCTGAGATAGATAACTCTTCTCTTTTTCCGGCAAAGTCTTATTCGCAAACCAGTCTTTTAGGCGGATACGCCTGATCTCTTTTATATCCATTTCCCTATTGTGATTAGTAAAAGCTAAACAAGCAAATACTTGACGTTAAGTTTAGTATTTAATAAACTCACCTTTTAAATTATGAGGTGGCTTATGAATCTTAAAGACTACATCGAACAGCTTGAGCGAGGTGGTGTGAAAACTCTGGCTGATGCGATCGGCGTATCCAGTTCGTACCTTTCTCAGATGGCTTCAGGTCGTTGTCACATTTCGCCGGCCCGCTGTGTCGTTATCGAACAAGCAACGAGTGGCAAGGTTAGCCGTAAAGAATTACGACCAACTGACTGGATGAATATCTGGCCTGAACTCGTTTCAGATAAATCATAACAAAATAGCGAAGTAAACAAACTACCAAAGGGAAATCAACATGGTAGGCATAAAACACACTATCAAATTGATGTGCCGCGCGTTCCCCGGCGGGCGATCCGCTTTAGCGGCAGCGCTGGGCATGGAACTCGAAACTTTTACCAACAATCTCTACGAAAAAAACGGTTGCCGGTTCTTTGAGATTGAGGAATTGGAAGCAATGGAAGACCTGACCGGCACAACACTACTGGCCGAATATTTTGCACGGCGCCGTGGTGGCATGTATGTCGACATCCCCAAGTTTGAAGAATTGGACCAAGTAGAGCTTTTCCAGCGCGGTGTAATGGCTGGTGCTGAACGGGGTCGGGTGGACTTGATTATTCAGGAGGCGATTAAGGACGGTTTTATCGACGAGAGCGAGGCGGCCGAAATCGAAGCGCACCACATTAAACATTTGGCGGCGCGTGAGGCCGAAGTACGAGCCATTTTAGCGCTATTTAGCCGCAAAAAAGTTGAGACCCAGGAGTCTGAAGCTCCCAGGCCTCGATGCGCACATATCAGTGGAGATAAATAACGCATGGATAGTTTAACCAATAAAGCGGGTTTCCCGCAAATGCGTTGTAAGGCTATTGCTGGCGGCGCTATTCCGGCAGCGTTTTCGTATGAGGTCAGGGTAATGGATCGGTGGATCCCGAGCAATTATCAATTTGCCCGCTGGGTATTAGACGGCGGCCGGTGGCTGGTTCGCCAAAGGAATTCAGGGATAAGTTTACGAGGCTAGAATGAGCGGGATATTTGAGATTGTTCAGGCCATGTCAGGCCAAAAGAACTGCATAGTAATTCCTCGTCCATATCTGAAATATTTTGAGGGTGATCAACAGGTTTTCGCCTTGGCCGCTGTCCTGAACCAACTGGTATTTTGGTCCGGCAAATCATCCCAAGAAAATGACTGGTTTTATAAAAGTCACGATGAGCTTGGCAAGGAAGTAGGCGGTATGAGTGGGGACCAAATAAGACGTGTTGTTGAAAAGCTCAGCCATAAATATTTACCTGATGCAGTAGAGGTCACAACACGAAAAGTAAATGGCACCCCGGTTAAGCATTATCGCATCAACGGTGATGCCTTAATTGCCAAAATATTCCCGTCCGCTCTGGAAACGGCAGAATCGCCGAATGGAAAACGCGAAGATGCGGTTTCCAATCCGCAGAATCGCCGAATGGAAACGGTGAAGTCGCCGAATGAGAGCGGCGAAGTCGCCGAATCTATTCTTTATCCAGATCAGTACACAGATCACTACTCACAGATCAATAAAACCCTCTTGTCGGAGAATTCTGGCGAATCCCCCGACGCGCAGTCAGATATTGATTTTCTTGTTGCCCACCCTGAAGCCGCTATCTATACCCCAAACGGTAACAAATGGGGCATTCAGCAAGATGTGGACTGCGCTAAGTGGCTTTTTGACAAGAAAAAAGAACTTTTCGAGCGCAATCAAGTCGCCTCACCAAAACAGCCGAACTGGACCGATTGGGCCAACGACATCCGACTGATGCGTACCATTGATGGACACTCCCACCGCGAAATCTGCGCAATGTACCTGGCGGTCACCCGCGATGAATTCTGGTGCCGCAATGTACTGAGCACATCAAAGCTGCGTGAAAAATGGGACGAGTTAACTCTCAAATTGACCGCCGCAAAAGATGCTCCGATTGATGCCATAGAAAGAGACGCAGCCTTTAGGCGGTTTATCGGAAGTGGCCGTCCATTGAGAAACCCAAGTGAGACGGAGCAAATGGCTATAAGAATGGCCAGTAAAGAGGGAGTTGGCCGGATGCGTGAGGGGGTTGGTGTTGCCCGATGGAATGCCATTTGGAAAGAATGCGCGCAGCGACAAACAGAGGAGCAGACGGCATGAGCTTTGAAAGTGAGTTGGCTTTGGCTGAAAAGTTGGAAGCGGCAGGTCTTTGGCGCCGGGCAGCGCGTCAATGGTTAACGGTTCTTGATATTTTACCGACTTCACAAGAACAGCGGCGTTCTCACGTCATCGCCCGCCGAGCTGAATGCATCACAATGGGTAATTGCTTTTGCACTAATTACTCAGGCATCAGTGAAGCGCGGCTTGTGGATCACTCCGATATGGGGGTGGCTGCATGATATACGGATCTGTTTGCAGCGGCATCGAGGCGGCAAGTTTGGCTTGGGAAACACTAGGCTGGACACCGGCATGGTTTGCAGAAATAGAGCCTTTCCCCAGTGCAGTCCTTGCGCATCATTGGCCGCAGGTAATCAACCTTGGTGACATGACAAAAATAGCCGCCAGGGTGACCGCCGGTGAGATTGAATGCCCGGATGTGCTGGTGGGCGGAACACCATGCCAGGCATTTTCCGTTGCTGGTCTGCGCGCCGGTCTTGAAGACGCCCGCGGCCAATTAACACTATCATATGTGGAATTAGCGAATGCAATCGACGCAAAACGCCGGGAACGCGGCGAAAAAGAAGCAATCATCGTCTGGGAAAACGTCCCCGGTGTCCTCTCATCAAGAGACAATGCCTTCGGATGCTTTTTGGCTGGACTTGCCGGAGAAAGCGAGGAACTACAGCCGCCAGGGGGAAAATGGTCGGACACTGGTTGTGTGTATGGACCCCAAAGAACAATCGCGTGGGTCATCAAGGATGCCCAATATTTCGAAGTGGCCCAACGACGCTGCCGTGTGTTCGTTGTCGCAAGTGCTCGAAAGGACATCGATCCCGCAAAAATACTTTTTGAGTTCGAAGGCGTGCGCCGGGATACTCCGCCGAGCCGAGAAGCGGGGCAGACAGTTACCGGAACTCTTAGCAGCCGCACTCCGGCGGGTGGCGGACTTGGAACGGATTTCGATTGCGACGGAGGATTGACACCCGTTTCCGCGCTCACAGCGAATGGCGTCGGTACTTGCGGTGCAGATGACAATCAGGCGCTGGCTGGACATTTGATTGCTTACGGCGGAGGAAATACAACAGGTGAAATTGATGTTGCAGCATGCATAACAGCCCACGGCCAGCGGCTGGATTTTGATGTTGAAACATTCGCACTGGCATTCCCTGAGCGTATGAGCGGAACTCAAGTGGCGGCAATAGAAAACGTATCACCGGCCATAATGTCCCGTAATCCTACTGCGATCGCCTTTGCTGAAAACAATCGCTCCGAAATCCGGTTGCAAAATGGTGACGGGCTGATCACCGGCCCATTGTCTGCCGGCGGTGGGAAGCATGGACAAGGTTATCCAGCAGTGGCCACCAGCGAACCTTACACATTGGCTATCCGTGGACGTGATGACGGTTCAACCGTTGAGGTTCGCAATGATGGTACCGCAAATGCTTTGCTCACGCCGAACGGTGGCCGGGCCGGTATGGGCGTCGGTGCTATCGGTTGGGGAATGCAGGTCCGCCGCCTGACTCCCCGCGAATGTGAGCGCCTGCAGGGAATGCCGGATAACTACACCCTAATCCCATGGCGAGGAAAAGAAGCCAGCGATTGCCCCGACGGCCCGCGTTATCGCGCTATCGGCAATAGCATGGCGGTACCAGTCATGCGCTGGATCGGCCAGCGCATCGATGCCGTAGTGGCGGATGTCGAACCAGCGCCGCCGGTCAACCAATACGTCGCGGCGTTAGATCTGCTGCGCAGCAAATCGGCTCACAAACTGAAAGAGATTGGTGATCAATGGCGCACGCCAGACTCGCTTTTCTGGGGTATTAACGCCATGTTCGGGCCACTGGTACTTGATCTGTTTGCTGATGAGACCAACGCCAAATGTGAAACATTTTATTCCCCCGTCAACAACGCATTGATGCAAGACTGGTCGGCCGCCCTGGCAGAGCTGAATGGTGCCGCGTTCGCCAATCCGCCTTACTCTCGCGCTAGCCAGCACGATGGCCAATACATCACCGGCATGCGGCACATCATGACCTATGCAACAGAAATGCGCGCCCGTGGTGGCAGGTATGTCTTTCTCGTTAAAGCCGCTACCGGGGAAATATGGTGGCCCGAGGCGGCGGATCATATTTCGTTTATTCGTGGCCGCGTTGGCTACGAAGTTCCCAAATGGTATAAGCCTGCCGATGGGGAACCATTGGCTACCACCGCTGGGTTTTCCGCCGTGATCGTTGTGTTTGATAAAACGTGGCGTGGCCCAGCGATGGGCTATATCAACCGGGACGATTTAATCACCCGCGGCGAAACGGCGCTGGCGCAAATGCGTTGGATGGCGCCGAGACTGATACAACAGCAAAACCAACCGCAAAACATTTCGACGAGCGGGGTAGCAGCATGATTTTAACGTTGCCATTCCCACCCAGCGTGAATAGTTACTGGCGGTCCCCTAATTCGGGGCCGCTGGCCGGTAGCCATTTAATCAGCGCAAACGGGCGCCGGTACCGGACTGCCGTACTTATGACAATCATTGAAACGTTTGGCCGGTTTCCGGTTCCGCTGGTGGATGAAGTCAGCGTTTCCCTGGTGCTATCGCCGCCAGATAAACGTCGCCGGGATCTGGACAATTATTTCAAAGCTCTTTTTGACGCTCTCACGCACGCCAAAATCTGGAGTGATGACGTCCAGATAAAACAGCTCAACGCCATTTGGGGACCGATAACCAAAGACGGCAAAGTTGAAATTTCTATCAGTGAATTTAGCCCGGAGGAAGTAGCCGATGCATAACTCAATCACTGCGGGGACAATCACAATGTCGAGCCGGGAGATCGCCGCGCTGGTTCATAGCAAACATGGTGATGTGAAACGGTCCGCTGAACGATTGGTTTCCGCTGGAATTTTAACCGCGCCATTGGCGCAGTTCGATTTCGAGCACAACGGGAACAGTTATACCGAGTACCGGTTCAATAAGAGGGATTCGCTGGTGCTGGTGGCCCGGTTATCGCCAGAATTCACCGCCGCAGTTGTGGATCGCTGGCAAGAGCTGGAAAAGCTGGTTACCGTTCCCCAGTCATTGCCGGAAGCCCTGCGCCTGGCCGCCGATTTGGTCGAGGAAAAGCAAAAGCTCGAAAGTCAGCTATCCATTGCGGCGCCGAAGGCTGAGTTCGTTGATCGGTACGTGACCGCCACTGGTTCGATGGGATTCCGTCAAGTGGCCAAGTTGCTCAACGCCAAAGAGCCCGAATTCCGCTTATTCCTGATCGACCGAAATATCATGTACCGGCTGGGCGGCACGTTGGCGCCATATCATCAACATACCGATGCCGGTCGTTTCGAAGTTAAAACAGGTACCAGTGATAACCAGCATGCTTATAGCCAAACCCGGTTTACTCCCAAAGGGGTTAAGTGGATAGCGGGGATGTGGGCTGAACATATTACCAAGGGGGCCATGGCGTGAGAGCTTTATTAACCCCGTGCATACAGCGCGACCTCGGCCTGGTGATGTTCCGCCCCGGAGCTGAATTATTTCCGATGTTTATTTCCGGCCGGGTATTGATCAGCAACGAACCGGATTTTATGAAAACGTTGCCTGCCGGCGCGCTGGCAGAAACCAGTCAGGAATTGTCTGACGATCCAGCACTAACGAAGTTATTCACCGATGAACGCGTGATCTCCGCCGCCGGCGGTATTGATGTGCTGGAAAATTGGCTGTCTCGGCGTACTAGTGGCTGCCAATGGGCGGATGATGGCTATCACATGTCAGAAATGACCTTTCGCCGACACAGTGGCGGCTCTGTTCGTTTGTGCTGGCATCATGACAATTTGCTGAGGGATCAGGAGCCTAAATTGTTGGGGGAAATAGCGAAGCGCAACCGGGCGGAATGGATTCTTTATACCGTCAGCCTCGCATTTCGATTCCCTGATCACCACCAGATTACGTTGCCAGAATTGTGCTGGTGGGCAGCAATAAACAATGTCATAGCAGCAATGCCAGAAGCGCCGGCACGACAAGTTCTACGCTGGAAACCAATAGAGATACCCCATGGCGTCATGCGTGAGTGTGATATCGAGCCGATCGTGTCAGCCACCAGCGAACTTGAGGAACGCGTTAAGCCTGTATTGGCGTTAAAAATAGACTCAGAGCCACCCGAGTCTTTCATGTTGCGCCCTAAGCGTCGTCGCTGGGCGAACGAGCACTATACCCGGTGGGTAAAAACTCAACCCTGTGCCGGATGCGGCAATCAGTCTGATGATCCACACCACCTCATAGGTTATGGACAAGGTGGGATGGGAACTAAGGCACACGATCTATTCACCATCCCGTTATGCCGAAAATGTCATAACGTGCTACACCGGGATACAAGGGCGTTTGAATCTGAAAACGGAAACCAATTATTAATGTTGTTACGCACGCTGGATCATGCTCTGGCATTGGGCGTCATAGCCACCGGCAAAGAATAAAAACGGGAGAAATCGATGCGCGATATACAGTTAATACTTGAAGGTTGGGGAATCTGGGCGGCCGCTGATAATAGCCAAGTAGATTGGTCGCCAATCGCTGCCGGTTTCAAAGGGTTGTTGCCATACACGTCTAAAATTCGGAATGGTTGCTGTGATGATGATGGTATGGCCGTGGATGCCGCAATACTCAGATTGAAGCAAGTACGCCAGCAGGATGAGTTAAGCATGATTATGCTGCATTACGTTTATCGCATGTCGAAGCGCGCCATTGCCCGCTACTGGAGAATGTCAGAAAGCCGGGTTAGACAACAGATGCAAGTGGCCGAAACTTTTGTTGACGCATGTCTTTATATGGCTGGTGTCACCCTTGAAATGGACCGTTGGGCGCAAAAAGAAAAAATTTACGAACCTGATGAAAAAACATTAGTGCGCTACGCAAAAAGTGTTGTAACGTGCTAAGAGTGGTTACTGAGTTAGGTAGCTTACACGATTAAAAAACCTCGTTTCGGCGGGGTTTTTTGTTATGATTCCTCCCAGCTCAACGGAGGGTCATATGATTTGGCAAAGTCTGTCATTCTCGTCAATTGGTGGTTTTACATCAAATTTCAATTATTGGGATATCTCAACCATACCTCAGCTAAGTGTTTTTACTCATCCCGATTTTGCTTGGGATACTTTAGTTGCTAGTGTTACAGCTGCAATTATAGCTTCGGCGATACCTGCATTTATAGCCTGGTGGTCAATCAGAAAAAATATTTCAACATTACGCGAAGACAGAGAAAAGCAATTACAGGGATTAGATAAAGATAGGAATGCCCAGGTTACTATCTCTTCTAACAACATTAGGGCTCAAATTGTTTCTGCCAATAGACAGGCATGGATTAATGAATTAAGAAACGCGTCATCAGAATTTGGTGCTGAAGTATTAAAAATAGTCTATAAAAGAAAGCAGTTATATAAAGAAATCGAAGCAAATCTTGATCATAATTATATTAAGCAATTACAATTAGAGAATATAGATGAAGAATATAAAATGTTTTTATTGTTTAATAAAATTATTTTAATGATTAATCCAGAAGAAGAAGAAAGTAAAAAGGTCCTTTACTCTATGGGCAGGCTAAAAACAATGATAGATAACCTTTTGAAAACTGGTAATATCGACGTTGAAAGTCTAAATCGAGAACATGGACTATTTATACGCTGTATTCAATTTGTATTGAAGAAAGAATGGGTCAGAGTTAAAAATAATGAATAGCTTAATTAATTTTATATTTTTGACTTTCTGAATTTTTAATTACAAAATATGAATAAAAAATTTTCTAAATTTATACTATTGCAAAAAGACGATACTTGCCATCAATTGTCACAGCGGTATCACATGTAATTCACACTGGGAATGATTATCATCCCGTCTTATTTGTAAGGTCGCGCTAATACGTGGCTTTTTTCATTGTGAAATGGGCGGCGGTATGGTGCGCTAACACCGGTACCGCCATTCGCCCGTAAACCAAGGATCACAGGCGAACCATGGCCCATTGCTGATGTGCACACAGCGGGAATGAGCCTATCAAAAAGGACGCTTCTGGTCTATGAAAAATACTGTTAATTTAAACAGTGTTGCACTCGTCAACGCTGATTCCCTCGATTACATCAAAACGCTCCCTGATAACTGCATAGACCTGATAGCCACAGACCCGCCGTATTACCGGGTTAAGGCTTGCTCATGGGATCGGCAGTGGGATAGCGTTGAAAACTATCTTGCCTGGTTGGATGACATGCTGGCGCAGTTCTGGCGCGTGCTGAAACCGGCTGGCAGCTTGTATCTTTTTTGCGGTTCCCGTCTGGCGGCGGATACTGAATTGCTGGTTCGCCAGCGCTTCGATGTACTGAATCACATTATCTGGGCGAAACCTTCCGGTCCTTGGCGCCGGATGCGCAAAGAAGACTTACGGGCATATTTCCCTGCTACTGAGCGGATCATCTTTGCTGGGCATTATGGTGCCGAAGGTTTCGCCAAAGGGCAGCTCGGTTACGCAGTAAAATGCCAAGAACTAAAAGCTCAGGTGTTCAAGCCGCTGATTGATTATTTCAGCGATGCCCGCGCCATGCTGTCCGTTTCCGCTGCTGAAATCAATGCGGCGACCGGTACCCAGATGTGTTCGCACTGGTTTTCAGAGAGTCAATGGCAGTTGCCGAGCCCGGCGCAGTATGCCGCGTTGCAAAAGCTGTTCGCCGAAAAAGCGGCCGCCACCGGTAAAGACAGTCCGCTGGTGGATCCCCAATCGGGATTGACTGAACGTTATGACGCCCTGAGCAAAACATTTGCCGGGCTGGTGGTGGAATATGATGAACTGCGTCAGCAATACCAAAATATGCGACGGCCATTTGCTGTTACGGCAGAAGTCCCGCATACCGACGTTTGGACATTCCCGCCGGTCCAGTATTACCCTGGCAAGCATCCATGTGAAAAACCTGCTGACATGATGCGTCATATCATCCAGACCAGTAGTCGGCCGGGTGATGTGGTAGCCGATTTCTTTATGGGTTCGGGCAGCACGATTAAAGAGGCGCTCAAGCTTGGCCGCGATGCCATTGGTGTTGAGTTGGAGGAAGAGCGGTTTTTAAAAACTGAATATGAAATTGCAGAATTAGCCCCTAACGGGGCATCATCTTAAAGCGTTAGCTGTTCCGGACGACAACCGTATAGCGCTGCCAATTTTTCACGTGTTTTTTTCTGGGGCTTTGAGTCCACAGATTCCCACTGAGAAACGGCTGATTGAGTGGTATCGAGCTTTTCAGCAACATCATATTGTGACAGCCTTGAGTGAATACGCCAGGCAGCCAAAAGGCTGACATCTTGGCTCACCATGATGGAAACGATTTCGCCGGGAACTGTTTCGTCGTCGTGTGCGTCAGCTTGATAGGGAACATCTTCCCAGCCGTCGCTTACCAGCTTTTCGTACTCGGCGATTGGCAGTACGACAAACTGAGGTTTGCCGGCTGTATCATTGATGTATTGGATTTTAGACATATTCGGGTTTCTCTGTTTTCGCGTTATGTCGTTGATGAGGAAACTGGCGGGTCTCCCCGCCTAATAGGTTGATGTGGTACGGCGCTTCACTGTTTGGATCGTGCAGATAACGGGTTCTCCATCTTCAATCTGGAAAATAACTCTGTAATCGCCAACCCTCATTCGGTACTGATTATCCGCTGCTTGGAGCTTTTTGATATCGAGTTGGACCTGGGGGAATGCGGTGAGGCTATTTGCCTTTTCTTCGATGTTTTTCCGGTACCTAGTATCAATCGAAAGCAGCTGTTTCAATGCTTTCCTAGACCATCGGACCTTTACCATATTTCCTCAAATTTTAAAGAACGTATCCGCGTGGGATGATTAGATAATAAGATATTTATCTAATTTTTTCAAGCAATATCTAATCTATTGTCTAATTATATGGGCTGCCTTTTGGCGGCCTTTTTTCATTTCGTCTCTTCGTCAAATCTGACGATCAAACAATCATCCATATGCGCCTACGACGTGGAGACGAACCCTATCAACTAACACCTGCATTTTGAGGTGGAGCATGAAACTGATGAATGACAGAGCAGATGTCGCGACACACGGCGGGGCTTTGATCACGCTATTTTCTAGCCTGATAGGACTTTCGACGATGGAACTGGTTTATATCTTCATCGCGGTAACCGGCGCGATTATTTCATTGCTCGGCTATTTGGATAAACGGAAGACTGAAGCTCTTAATCGAAAATTAGCGCAAGAGCGCCTGACGTTCGATCAACAACGTACTGCCGCTATCGTTAATTTTTTGCAAGGTTCTCCAACCCATGATGTAAGCCAGACCGGTGAAGTCGTTCAAAAAGTCAACCGGATTTTGGTTGAAACGGAGCAGGCAGATAATGGCAATGTCACCGCAACTGAGGAATAAACTTCTATCGGCGGCGGCCGGCGGCGCAATGGCGATCACGGTTGCCTACCTGCCTGGCCCTTATGGGGTGGAAGGGACTGAACATACACCTTATCGCGATGTGGCGGGTGTTTGGACCGTTTGCGACGGCCATACCGGCAAAGATATGATCCCTGGGAAATATTATTCCGATGAAGAATGCGGAGCGTTGCTCGAACACGATTTAGCGCCGGTTAAAAAAGCGGTCGATTCCACGGTAAAAGTGGATATCGATAATTACACGCGCGCCGCGCTTTATTCATTCGCGTTCAACGTTGGCATTACTGCGTATAAAAAATCATCGTTGTTGCGCCATCTTAATGCCGGCAATATCACTGAGGCATGCAACGACCTGCGCCAATGGGTGAAGGTGAATGGCATAAGAAATAAGGGACTTGTCAACCGCCGCGAACTCGATCGCCAGCTTTGCTTTATGGGACAAACGACATGATCAATAAAGTGGCTGTCATTGTTACTGTTTTATTTGCGCTATTGATTGGCGTTCTGACCTGGGCGGCGTTTCATTATTACGGCAAAACCACGGCGTCCGATGTGACTATTTCGCAAATGCAGAGTGATACCGCTGAGCAATCCGCCGTTATCGCCAATCAATCTCTCGATTTCCAGAAATTTAATGACATTGCCGCCGCCGCTCTGCAAAACGATAAGCAGAACGTCACAACCGTAGAGGTAAAACAAGTTGAATATCGCACCCTTCTTAAAAAAGAGCCGACTTGTGCTCTTAATGTTCCCGCTGATATTGCTAACGGCCTGTACGACTACGCGAACCGTTTACGTGCCAGCGCCATCAACGCCGATCCCGGCGGAACTGACAGCACCAATTCTGGTCCCGCTGCCACCGGCACCCTGACGTATTGCCAAGCGGTTTTATGGATAACGCCGCTGCTGGCTGCTATTGAGACAGCTAATAACCATTTGACGAGCATCCGGCAAATCGAAGCCGAGAGGCAAAAATGAAATTTTCTGATTATCCCAAACCATTAATCGAATGGCTTAGGAGCATTTATCTCAAACCAAAATCGGCCGCTATTTCCGTCGTGATAGCACAACCAGAACCTGCCATGCCAGTCGCTGAGCTCATCAAACCCGTTTTATCAACACAGGAAGAATCAAAAATGTCTGCACCCATTTCCGATGTCACTATTGTTAACCAACCTGCGCCCGACGCCGAATTGATATTGGCGAAGCTGAAGGCACTGATTGTTGCGGATGAGCATTATGTTGTTGAGGAAATTGAAAAACTGATTGATGTCGCCAAGACTCTGGCTGCAAAAGTTTGATTGGAATTTATTGCTAAAGAACTAGGCTCAAACAACAAGTAGGGCGTCTATTTAAACGCTCTACTTAATCCTATTTTTTTCATTGCTATTGTTGTTAAGGTTTCTCTCATGAAGATTTTTTATGTGCTAGCATCACATCTTTTATTTCGCTGATGCTTAGACTACGATTCGGCAGGATGTTTTCTCTGAGTGGTTTGAAAATAGCTAACATATTTTTGTATTTTTCAATCTTGGGCATATGCGAATTTAAGGAAATATCCCCAATATAATTGAATTGATCCATTTTTTTGAACATATCACAAATGCTGCCAAAATCTGTTTCATGATTTCCATCAAATCCGGGAAATTTGAAACTATGTTCGTCCCCGAAAGGTTCGGCTTCTTTTTTAAGCTGTTCTTTTTCTTGCTCTGTTAATAATTTATAGCTCGATTGCAATTGACCATACATATCGAGTACTTCCTGAACAAACATAACCTTATCTTCCGAGATAGGCTCATTATTTGTAAATTGATATCTAGATTTTATGGCCCAGTGATTGCCAGTTAGTATGGCTTGACTTATAAAGTCTGGGTCAAATTCGTCCTTTATTTTCAGAGCTTTATAAATATCACATAACATAAGCAATTTAAGCTGTTCGAACATTGAAATTCCCATGGTCTCTCCGATGATGACAGAAAATATATTGTTAACTTATCACTGCGAATATTACAGAAGTTGGCCTGACATCAAAATTTTAACAAAGATATGGTGAACAAATGCCCGTTGCTATCCCGCGTGCCTGTCGTTCTGCCGGTTGCCGCAATACGACAACCGATCGCTCAGGCTACTGTGAGACGCACCGCAATTCCAACTGGGAAAACCACCAGCAAGGCAAGAGCCGACACGAACGGGGTTATGGCCGCCTGTGGGATTCGATTCGTCCTCGCATACTGAAACGCGACAAACATCTTTGCCAAGAATGCTTGCGTCACGGTCTAGTCACACCAGCAACCACAGTGGACCACATTACACCGAAAGCACACGGCGGCACCGATGTAGACGGCAACCTCGAAAGCCTGTGCTGGCCATGCCATCGCAGCAAGACGGCGACTGAACGCCTGCGCTGACAATCGGCCGCGTAGTGGTTGGGGTCTGGTTTTCATCATGCAAATGCCGATTGACCACCCCTGAGCAAAAAACAGTCGATGTGGGCGGCCTGGTTGGCATCAACGTTGCCGCAGACAGCCGAAAAGGGCGTCAAATGAGAATAAATATCAATCAGCCGTCGTTGAGAGCCGCTCGCGGCCAGGCCGGGAGGGCGGGTGCAATCTTCACCCCTCTCGCGACGCGGGACCGCCGCCTTGGGCCTATTTTTACGCGCCCGAAATAAGGAATTTTTTTTCGACATTTTTTAACATTTGGAGTGAGGCATGGGAACGTCGGTGCGGGCGGCTGGCGGCGGCCGAAAAAGCAATTCGACGGCCAAAAATAAAAGCAGTTTGACGCGGATCGCGCCACCGGATGAGTTGTTAAGTGATACCGCGATCAAAATCTGGAAAACCCAAAGCAAAATTTTAATCGAGCGGGGGACATTCGAACTTGAGGATGCGCCATTGCTGCTGGCTTACTGCAATTCGTTTCACCTGATGATCGTGGCGGAAAAAGTGATCACCAATCTAGCCAAGACTGATAAAGAAAATATGGGCCTGGCAGATCTTGGCGGTACCGGTGGTTTGAAAAAGCATCCCGCCATAGCCGTTCGTAATGACTGTGTTTCACAACTGGCGCGCTTGGGTTCGTTACTCGGCCTAGATCCGCTGAGCCGGATACGCATGATCGGCGGCGGAAACGATGACGACAATGAGAACGAATTCGATGAGTTCTAACCATGGCATCTTACCCGAACGTGAACGCCGCCCAGCAATACGCTCGGGAGGTGATTAACGGGAAAATTCCCGCCTGTAAATATGTGAAAGCCGCTTGCCAGCGCCACTTTGATGATCTGGAAAAATCCAAAGATAAAGCCTGGCCATACCGGTTCGACAAAGACAAAGCCGAGCGGGCCTGCCGGTTTTTACAAAAACTGCCGCACATCAACGGCAAGTGGGCCAAACAAAAATTACTGATTGTGCTGGAGCCCTGGCAGCAGTTCATCTTCTCAATGGTGTTTGGCTGGGTTAAGAAAAAGAACAAGATGCGCCGGTTTCGTGAAGCGTATACCGAGGTTCCCCGGAAAAACGGCAAGTCGTTATTTGCCGCCGGCGTCGGGACATTTATGTTTTGCGCCGACGATGAGTACGGCGCCGAAGTGTATTGCGGCGCCACAACGGAGCGCCAGGCGTGGAAAGTTTTTAAACCCGCCTTGATGATGGCCCAGAAGCTGCCCAACCTGCGCAAGCGGTTTCAGGTAAAGCCCTGGGCGAAAAAGATGACTCGTCCGGATGGCTCGGTGTTTGAGCCTATCATCGGCGACCCCGGCGATGGTGACTCGCCGTCTTGCGCCCTGATTGACGAATATCACGAACATCCTACGGACACACTCTATACCACGATGACCACCGGGATGGGTGCCCGCGCTCAGCCGTTGGCCTGGATCATTACCACCGCGGGTTTCACCTTGGACTGCCCTTGCTACGAAAAGCGCCGGCAGGTGACCGAAATGCTCGACAATATCCTGCCCAATGAGGAATTGTTCGGCATTATCTACACACTGGACGAAGGTGACGACTGGACCCAGCCCGAGGCGCTGGCGAAAGCCAACCCGAATATGGGGGTGTCGGTCGATGAAGATTATTTGCGGGCGCAGCAACAACTGGCCATCAGCGTTCCGTCGCAAACCAACAAAATAAAAACCAAGCATTTCAATTTATGGGTGTCGGCTAAATCCGCTTATTTCAATCTGGAAAAATGGAAGGCCTGCGCTGATCCGACGTTGAAGCTTGAGGATTTTAACGGTGAAGAATGTCATGTCGGTATAGACCTGGCGTCAAAGCTCGATTTGAACTGTGCTTGCCCGTTATTTACCCGAATTATTGACGGTAAAACCCATTATTTTTGCGTCGCCCCGGCATTTTGGGTACCGGAAGATACGATATTTTCGACCGATCCCGCCATAAAACGTACCGCTGAACGTTATTCGCGGTTCGTTAATATGGGAAAACTTATCGCCACCGATGGCGCTGAGGTCGATAACCGACAGATATTCGAGCATATCGTCGGGCTGAATCAACAGGTGAAGGTCATAAGCTGCCCCATTGACCCCCATGGCGCCACCAGTATTTCACATTCCCTGGCGGATGAGGGGCTGGAGCCCATCACCATTATCCAGAATTACACCAATATGAGTTCCCCCATGATGGAGCTTGAGGCCGCTATTGCCTCGGGCCGGTTTCATCATGACGGTAACCCGATTATGACCTGGTGTATCAGCAATGTGGTCGGCAAACATATTCCCGGCAGTGATGACAAAGTCCGCCCGACCAAAGAAGGGAATGAAAATAAAATTGATGGTGCGGTGGCGCTGATTATGTCCATTAGCCGGGCAATGCTGCCTGATATGCGGCCGGATATTTCCGGCTTTTTAAATGATCCAATCATGGTGGGAATCTAATGGCACGAAACAAAAAACCGGGCCGTGTGAAGTCCGCGCTGCTTAATTGGCTGGGTGTGCCGTTAAGCCTCACAACCGGCACCTTCTGGCAGGAATGGATCGGCACGAGTAGCAGCGGGCAGGTCGTCACCGCTGAAAAGGCCATGAGGCTGTCAGCGGTCTGGGCCTGCGTGCGGTTGTTAAGTGAATCGACTTCAACGTTGCCACTGAAAGTTTACCGCCGCCAGCCTGATGGCTCCCGGCAACTGGCGCAAGATCTGCCCGTCTTTCAAGTATTGTGTCGCCGGCCAAATCTGGAAATGACGCCGTCGCGTTTTATGTTGCTGCTGGTGGCCTGCATTTGCCTGCGAGGAAACGCTTTTGTCGAAAAATTAATGATCGGCTCTAAGCTGGTGGCGCTCATGCCATTGTTGCCACAAAACATGGTTGTTAAAAGGCTCGACAGTGGCGCGCTGGAATACACCTATACAGACAGGGCGGGCAAGCGGGTTATTCCGCTCAATCGAATGATGCACATTCGTGGGTTTGGACTGGATGGCGTCTGCGGCATGATCCCCATGTCAACAGGTCGTAATGTGATGGGCGCCGCGATGTCCGTAGAGGAATCCGCCGCCAAAATCTTCGAAAATGGCATTCAAAATTCTGGATTTGTCAGTTCAAAAACTTCATTAGATAAAGACCAACGAGCGCGGCTTAAGGAAAATTTAAACAGATTCATCGGCTCTAAAAACGCCGGGAAGGTCATGGTGCTGGAAGGCGAGATGACCTACCAGGGCGTGACGATGAACCCGGAAGCGGCGCAGATGTTGGAAAGCCGCGCCTTCAGCATTGAAGAGATCTGCCGTTGGTTCCGGGTACCGCCGTTTATGGTGGGCCATGTCACAAAACAAAGTAGTTGGGCGTCCAGTGTTGAGGGTATGAATCAGTTATTTCTGACTAATACACTGCGCCCTATGCTGGTCAATATTGAACAGGAAATCTCACGCTGTCTCATGGATGGCGACGATGATTTGTTTGCCGAGTTTTCAGTTGAAGGCTTGTTGCGAGCCGACAGTGCAGGCCGGGCGGCGTATTACACCACGGCGCTGCAAAATGGCTGGATGAGTCGCAACGATGTCCGGCGCTTGGAAAATATGCCGCCTATCCCCGGCGGTGATATTTATACCGTCCAGCTCAATCTGGTTCCCTTGGAAGACTTGAGGGAAAACAATAAGGCGGCGCAAGCCAAAGCCCTCTTAGAACTTCACAATTTTGTTTTCCCTGACCTCCCTTATGAACAATCCCCGCTAAAAAAAGCGGCTTAGGAGCAACCCTATGTCTATCAGAAGCCTTCCGGCTGCGCCGGCGGGACGCCCTTGCGCGCGCGTTACCTGTGAATTGTTGCCGGGTGCGATGGAACGCTGGAATGGCGGGATCAAAGCCGCAGCCAGCACGGAAAACACCATCACTATTTTTGATGTGATTGGCGCTGACTTCTGGGGTGAAGGGGTGACCGCTAACCGCATATCCGGCGCGTTGTACTCGCTGGACGGAGAGGACGTTACGGTCAATATCAATTCCCCTGGCGGCGATATGTTCGAGGGGTTGGCGATTTATAACCTGCTGCGGCAATACAGCGGCAAGGTCACGGTAAAAGTGCTGGGTCTGGCGGCTTCCGCCGCGTCGATCATTGCCATGGCGGGCGATGAGGTGCAAGTCGGCCGAGGGGCGTTTTTGATGATCCATAACTGCTGGGTGGCGGTGATGGGCAATCGCAACGACCTGATCCAGACCGCGCAGGATATGGCGCCCTTTGATCAGGCGATGGCGGATATCTACGCCGCCCGCAGCGGCCAATCCGGTGATGACATTGCCGCCATGATGGACAACGAAACCTATATTTCCGGCAGCGACGCGGTGGACAAAGGTTTTGCCGATCGCCTGCTGCCCGCTGATGAAGTCCAAGACGGCGATGACAATCCCGCCGCCGCATTAAGGAAGCTCGATGCGCTGCTGGCCAAGGCCAATACGCCGCGCTCCGAACGACGAAAATTATTGAAAGCTTTAACGGGTTACACGCCGGGCGCTGTAACCGACCCTGCCGGTACGCCGAGCGCTACCATCATTGATAAAGAATCTGTAGCCAGTCTGGAAGCCGCGTTTAATGGGCTGAAAGCGGCTTGCCAATAAATTGGAGTCACTATGTCTGATGTAAATGAATTATTGAAAAAAGTCTCGGCGCAAATCGAAGAAACCAACGGTAAGTTCAGCACCCTGGCGGAAAATGCCTTGAAAGAAGCGCAAAAGGCCACTGGTTTGTCGGCTGAGACAAAAGAGTCGGTCGATAAAATGGCGACCGAGTTAAACGCCATGCGCGAGGCTGAAAAAACCCTCAAGGCTTCTTTGGGCGAACTGGAACAACACGTGGCGCAAATGCCGCTGGCCAATGCCAAAACCGTGATCGAAACGGTCGGCATGCAGGTCGTTTCATCCGAAGCGTTGAAAACGTTTGCCTCAGGTATCGAAGGCGGTAAACGCCTTAGCATTCCGGTCAGCGCTTCGTTGCTGTCCACTGACGTCCCCGGAAATATCGTGGCGCCGGATCGTCAGCCCGGCATTTTGGAACGCCTCAAACAACGGTTGTTTATCCGTGACCTGATTGCGCCGGGCCACACGAGTTCGAGCACCGTTTATTGGATACAGCAAACCGGCTTTACCAATAACGCGGCAGTGGTGGCGGAAAATACGACCAAGCCCTACAGCGATATCCAGTTTGCGGAAAAATATTCACCGGTGCGCACCATTGCCCATATGTTCAAGGCGTCCAAACAGATCCTGGATGACTTCACGCAGTTGCAATCCGTGGTCAACAACGAGATGAACTACGGGCTGAAGTATGTCGAAGAGCAGGAAATTTTGTTCGGCGACGGCACTGGCGCGCATCTTGACGGCATCGTCCCCCAGGCAACGCCCTACGCGGCTAAATTTGCTGTGGCACAACAAAACGGCATCGATGACTTACGCCTGGCGATGCTGCAGGTGCAATTGGCGCGGGTTATCTGTTCCGGTCATGTGTTGAATTTCATCGACTGGGCCAAGGTTGAATTACTCAAGGACACCCTGGGACGGTATGTTCTGTCAAACCCCTCCAGCCTGACGGTACCCACCTTGTGGGGTATGCCGGTTGTGACGACCGAAGCGGCGGCGTTTCAGGGCAAATTCTTGTGCGGCGCGTTCAATATGGCGGCGCAGATATTTGACCGTGAAGAAGCCAATATCGTGATCAGTACCGAGAACGCCGACGATTTCGAGAAGAACATGATCTCGATTCGTGGCGAAGAGCGCCTGGCGTTGACGGTGACCCGCCCGGAAGGCTTTATCTACGGTACCTTTACGCCGCCGGCTGCCAGTTAATCCATCCTCTCTCTAGCAGCCTCCGGGCTGCTTTTTTTACGGGATAACATCATGAAAATGACCGCAATAAAACCCATTTATCTTAATCGTGACGTCGTGCTGGCGGGTCAGCAGTTCGACACCGCAGATCAGCATGGCCGTGAACTGATTAAAAAAGGCTATGCCGAGGCTGTGCCAGAACCAGCACAACCCACCGTTCAAACGGATGTGCCAACTGCGGGTGCTGAGGCTGAAACACCCGCGCTAACGACAGGCACGCAGACCGAAGCACCCGCGCCGGATGGCACTGCGTCGGTGGCCGATGCTGATGCCAGCGCACCGGCTGAGCCTCCCGCCCCGGCGGCTGATGCCACCACCAAGGCGAAAACCAAATAAGGGACGCCCATGGCCGCCATGCTTGACTTGTCACTCATCAAAAGTCACTGCCGCGTCGATCCGGATTTTACGGGCGATGATGCCCTGCTGACTATCTATGCTGGCGCGGCGGCGCGCTATGTTCAATCATGGACTCGGCGCACGCTGTATCAGAACGCAACCGATCCGGGGTTTGCTACCGATGAAGATGCGTTGCTGCTGGATGACGATATCCGCGCCGCCATGTTGCTTTGCATCGGCAACTGGTACGCCAATCGAGAGGCCGCGGTGATTGGCGATACCGCCGTTGCATTGCCGCTGGCGGTGGAAGACTTATTGCAGCCCTATAGGATTTACGGACTATGACCACACTGCGCGCGGGCGAACTGAATAAGCAGGTCACATTGCGGCGGGTTGATGTCGGAAGAGATCCACTGTCCGGCGGCAATAAGCGCACAGCAACGGATATCGCCACCGTTTGGGCGAAGGTCGAGCCTATCTCTAATCGCAAAATTCGCACCATTGACCAGCAAGAAGTCGTCGAAACCCTGCAATTCACGTTACGGCCCCGGAGTGGTGTCGATATCGATTGGCAGGTTGTTTTCTTAGGCCGGGTCTTTACGGTACGGGCTGCCGACCGAACCCAATCCGACCGGGTGTTGCTCACGGCGGAGGCGGATGACCGTCATGATCGAGTATGAAATCAAAGCGGCGCTGGAGACGTTAACCGGCTTGCCCGCTTACCCGCTGTTATTGCCAGACCCGATTCAAGAAGGGGTGACCTATCAGCGCATCAGTGATCCACGTTTTGATACCGGGCTGGTCAAAACCGCTCTGATACAAGGTCGTTTTCAAATCTCGTTTTATGTCATTGATGATTACCCACGGCTGTTGTCATTGGACCAATCCGTCATTGAGGCATGGGAGTCCATTCGGCATGGCTATATCGGCGCGTGGCCGGTACAGACGGTAACGCGTGACGGCATCCAGCAAGACCAGATCACGCTGAGCAACAACAGCATCCAATACCGTTTGATCCGTGATTTTATCATCTGCTATCCGGAGAACGCTGCATGAAGGGGCTCATGACGATTGAGGTGCAGGGGCTGGCCGATCTGGAACGCCAGTTGATGGACCTGGCAGAAAATAAAATGGTCAAGGTTCTGCGTGATGCCGGGCGCGCTGCGCTGGCGCCGGTGCTTGATGATATGAAGCGTAATGCCGGTTATGACGCCAAAAGTCCCGGTCCGCATATGCGCGACAGCATCAAAATTACCAGCACCAATCGGATGAATGATGCGAAGTGGATAACGGTTGTCACGCTGCGTGTTGGTCCCAGCAAAGAACATCAGATGAAAGCCCTGGCACAGGAATTCGGCACGGTTAAACAGGTTGGCAGACCGTTTATCCGACCCGCCCTTGATTACAACACATCCCAGGTCTTGCGCATTCTCGCCGTACAGATCCGCGCAGGACTATCGCAATAAACAACACAGAGAGAAAAAATTATGACAGATCCCGTCGTTAAAACCTCGCCGGAATACGCCATGCTGCCCGCCGGTACCGTCGTTAAGTGGGGCGCGGTGGGCGATGATGTGGCGACCCTAAAGGCGTTGGTTAACTGTAAAGCCATCGGCGCCACCGGCCAAACCAGTACCTTTGTCGATTGCACCACGCTCGTTGACACGCAAAAGCAGTTTATTGCGGATGTTCCTGAAGGTCCGGATAAGTCGCTGGGTTTTGTCGATGATCCGACCAACACGGATTACATGGATTTTCTGACCGCCGCCGCCGCCCATCAAACGGTGCAGCTTTATACCGAACTGCCCAATGGGCGTATCGCTACCATGGTGCTGGCCCTCGGCGGCTGGGAAGTGGCCGAAATCACCGCGCCTTCCAGCGACGTTATTCAGATAACCGTATCCGGTAAACAAAACAGTATTGTCTGGAGCGCGGCGCCGCCGGCAGCTTAAGTCATCAACACAGTCTGATAAGGATTTGACATGTCGAAACAACACACAGCGTTAAGGGCGGCTTTGTTGCAGCCGATCAATACCGCCATTCCGGTAACCTTGCTCGGCGCTGAGGTGCATATCCGGCGTCTGACCGCGCAAGAATTGATGGATTATGACGACGCCATGGGCGCCGCGCGCGAAACCAATGACCAAAAGGCGACGGCGCAGTTGGGCGCCGGGCTGATTTTGTCCGTGCTGGTGGACGAAGAGGGGAATGCGGTACCGCCGACGGAATTGCCGACCGCCGCTGAATTGCTGGCGGTACACGACAATGCGTCGCTGATGGAGTCCCTCACCACCGTGATGCGCCACAGTTACGGCACGTTGGAGGAAGCCAAAAAAAACTAACTGACTCGCCGGGGCTGCAACTGATTTTTAACCTGGCTGACAGATTCGGCGAGCCAGATCCCCGAAAGATAGCCGCGTTGCCCGCCAATATCCTGCGGCACTGGCAGGCTTATTTTGAGTTGATTTCCACTACGCCGGCCGCGCCGGTTCCTTCTCAACCCGTCAGCGCTGTATCAGATATTGATCGACAGTGCGCCGACGTTATGCGAGCGCTTATGTAATGGGTGATGTAGCAACTTTAGCGGTGGCGATGCACCTTAATTCCGCCGGCCTTAAATCGGAATCGGTTGATGCCTTTAACAGCGTGGCATCCGCCGCCAAAAGCTTTACTGATACTGTTTCGCAGCAATCGACTAAAGCCGGCGCCGCTTTGACGAAGATCGGGAGCCAGGCCCGCGCCGCCGGTACGCAATTTGACGGGCTGCAGAGTCACGTTGCCCATACCAGCACCGGCTTAGAGCAATTCCGTTCGGTCATTAACGGCCTGGCCGGCGGCAGCAACATGGCGGCCAGCACTATTGCCAACGCCATGGTGCCGTCGCTGGATCGGTTGTTTGGGAGTTTGAATAATGCGACCAGCGGCTGGAAGGCGCAGCAGGCGGCTGCGCAAGAGGCCGCTAATGGGCTGGTTGATGCAGCCAATGATGCTATCGCCGTAGCGCAGGCGGCGCGAACTCAGTCATTAGCGCAAGCCGCCATTGCCGAGAAAACGTTGGCGACCGCCGCCGCACAGCGCGAGCAGGCCTTTGCGCTCGACGAATATTATGAAAAACAGGCAATCGTTAATAAAGAATACGGGATCACGGTTGCCTATGACGAGGAACATGAGCAGAACGCCCGAGCTATCGCAGAAGCAAACCTGGCCGAGGCGGCCGCGCAAACCAAACTGGCGGCGGCCACCGAGGCCGTTTCGGCGGCCGATGCGGCAGAAATAGAAGGTAAGGCCCGATTAGTTGCCGCGCAGGAAGCGGTGGACCTCGCCAATCAAAAAGTCAGCCTTTCAAGCCGAGCCGCATCAGCGGCCGGCGGCGCGTTTAATGGGCTGCTTGGGCTGGTAGGTGGCGCGCCGGGCCTGGCCATCATGGCTGTGGTGACGTCGCTTACCGCGCTGTATTCGTGGTATGAGAAAACCAGCGACGAAACCAAGAAATTCAACGCCGCTATCATGGAAAACTACGGTTCCATGGGCCTGACGGCAAACCAGTTGCAGGGGTTGGCGGCGCAGTTAGGCAATACCGACGGCGCCATTAAATCGGTAACCTCGGCCGCTAAAGCCGGTTTTACCGGTGATATGCTCGATCAGGTTGCGGCATTGGGTGCGCAGCTCAATGATCTGGGTGGTAATTCGGATGAACTGGTTAAACAGCTCTCCAGCCTCCGGGGTGATCCGCTCAAAGCGCTGCAAGAGCTCACCAACGCGGGTGTGGTTTTAAACGCTAACCAGATAGAGCAGATTGCCAGCCTGCAGCGCCAGGGGGATATTGCCGAGGCCACGGCGACGGCTGAGCAATATGCCATGGATGTCATCAGCCAAAAGATAAAAAGCCAGCAAACGGATCTACAAAATAACGCGGGCTGGTGGGACAAATTAAAAGACTCGATCTCAGGCGCAATGACGGCGATTGGCCAGGCGGATATCGATAATGCCAGGCTTATGGGCAATGCGACCGGCACCGATATTGATCAGCCAGCTCGAAACGCTCAGGCCGTGGCCGACCAGCAAAAGAAACAGTTGGAGGCTCAACAAAAACAGGCCCAAGCCAACCAAAATGCCGCACTGGCGCGAATAAAGACTGAAACGGATATCAATACCGCGATTAAAGCCGGCGCCGACCCTAAAAAAGAAGCTGCTGCTATCACGGCCAATATTAATGCCGAGTATAAATCGGGAAAACTGTCGGCTGATGATTATGCCGCTGCCCTCAGAGGCGTTGATAAGGAGTATGGCAATCACAAGAAAGCCTCGACCGCCGGTATCAATGACGGTCCCGACATGCTCGAGCAACTTCAGAAACAAGAAGCGGTGTTGCGGGCGCAAGGGGATGACAGCGATAAACTGACTGACAGCCAGAAGAAACTGGCGGCATTCAATGCCGAGGTGGCCGGGTTTGACAAAAATCACCTGACCGCCGGCCAGAAAAGCATTTTGGCGGTTCAGGATCAGGCACGAGCATTAATGCAAGTCAATGCTGGGCTGGAACAGGCCAACGCTCAGCACGAGCTAGCCGTTAAATTGAACCAGCAAAACGCCGAAATAACAGAGCAGACGGCACAAAAACAGCAAGAAGCCAATAATTCCTTGGCTGAAATGACCCTGTCATCGCCTGCCTACGAGCAGATGACCGCCGAGCAGCAGATCCGCAACGAATTCGCCGATAAGCGGATAAAACTGGATAAAGAGGTCACTGACCATTCCTCAACGCTCTATAGCCAGGAAACGGACTTTTTAGCGAGTGAACAACAAAAGCAGCTCGATATCGTCTCCACCACCGCTGCTAAAAAAGCCGAGATTGACAGTAGCTATAGCCTCGGATTTAAAAAAGGGGTTACGGATTGGGTTACGACTGCCAGCAATGCTTATGAGCAGATGAAAAGCTTTGCCGGAACCACGTTTGATACGATGGCCAGCGGCCTGGCGACGTTTGTCACCACCGGCAAACTGAATTTTTCCACGATGGCGACCTCCATCATTGCCGATTTGATAAAAATCCAGTTGCAGGCGGCGGCATCCAGCGCGCTGCAATCCATTTTTGGCATTGGCGGCAGTTTATTGCCGGGCATTGTTGGCGGCGCAACCGGCGCGGCCGGCGCGTCCACCGGCAGTACAGGCGCAATGGGGTTACCGACCGGCATTAACGGTTATGCCAAGGGGGATGTGTTCAACTCGGCGGATTTGAGTGGCTACAGCAACAGCATCGTTAAACAGCCGACGTTTTTCGCATTTGCCAGCGGCGGCGGAGTGATGGGCGAGGCCGGACCCGAAGCCATTATGCCGCTCACCCGCGCGTCGGATGGTTCGCTGGGCGTGCGGGCAACAAACAATAATGTCAGCCAGGGCAACACCACCACCGCGGCACCGCAGGTCAATATTTATATTTCTGATAGTGGCAGCACAACCACGCAGAGCACGCCGGCATATCAGCAGCTTGGCAGCAATATTGCCCAATATGTTCAGACACAATATCAGCAGCTTCTGCGTAAAGATCTCAATCCGGGCGGCGCCATCTGGCGCGCGGTTAAGGGGCAATAATGGCGTTAGCAACGTTCACGTGGTCACCACAAATTAAACCGACCGGCGACAGTACCTTTCGGGTCCGCACCGCGCAATTTGGTGACGGTTATTCGCAGGTCGCCGGCGATGGCATTAACACGGAAACGCAATCCTGGGATCTGTCGTTTACCGGCGATACCGACTATATCAACCCTATCGTCGCCTTCTTGCGCGCTCAGGGGGGCATAACCTCTTTCATCTGGACGCCGCCGCTCGGCGTTACCAGCTTGTGGCGCTGTGCTGAATTTAAACCCACCCCGCTGGGCGGCGGCAATTACACCTTGACGGCCACATTTACGCAGTCATTCCAACCGTAACAGGAAAAATCATGGCAATTAATGCAGATCTCCAACAACTGGAGCCGGGCAACTGCGTCCGTTTATTTGAAGTCGACGGGACGAAATTCGGTGCCGATGTGCTCCGGTTCCATAATCACACCATTCCCTATACTCAAGCCGAGATCGAACAACTGCAAACTGACGGCAATCCGATCGAAGCGGGCGCACCCTATGGCAAACCCATTTGGTGGCAGGGTGTGGAATACGGCGCGTGGCCGGTAGAAGTGTCTGATCTGGAAATGTCGACCGACGGGCAGGCGGCAACACCGAAAATCACCGTGGCCAATCTTAATGGGCTAATTACCGCGTTGTGCCTTCAGTTTGAGGATATGGCCCAGGCGAAAGTTATCATTCACGATACGTTCAGCCATTATCTGGATGCGGCCAATTTTCCTGCCGGCAACGCCGAGGCCGATCCGGAACAGGAAAAGCTGCAGGTCTGGTATATCGACCGCAAATCCAGTGAGGATGACGAAACCGTCGAATTCGAGCTGGCCAGCCCGGCGGATCTGCGCGGGCAGAAAATCCCGACCCGCCAGATTACCTCTTTATGCACCTGGTGCGCTCGTGGCTGGTACCGGACTGGCAATGGTTGCGATTACGCCGGTACCGCCTATTTCGACAAAAACGGCAACCCGGTTAGCGATCCGAGCCTGGACGTTTGCGGCGGACTCATGCCGGACTGTAAAAAACGTTATGGCGAAAATAACCCGCTGTCGTTCGGCGGTTTTCCCGGCTCCAGTTTAATCAGCCAATAATCATGCGTGAAAAAACCATGCAGGCTATTTTCGCGCATGCCGCGCGCGATTATCCCCATGAATGCTGCGGCGTTATCTGCCAAAAATCGCGGGTTGAGCGTTATTTTCCTTGCCGGAATCTGGCCGACAAATCCACTGAACAATTCCACCTGGCACCGGAAGATTACGCGGCCGCCGAGGAATGGGGCGCTATCATTGGCATTGCGCACAGTCACCCGGACGCCACCACGCAGCCCAGCGAACTGGATCGGGCGCAGTGTGACGCAACAGAATTACCCTGGCATATCGTGAGCTGGCCGGAAGGCGATTTTAGGACTCTTCAGCCGCGGGGCGAATTGCCATTGATTGGCCGGCCATTCGTGTTAGGGGTTTACGATTGCTGGGGGCTGGTCATGAGCTACTATCGGCAGACTCATGGCATCGATCTACCCGACTATCGGGTTGATTATTGCTGGTGGGAGAAAGGCGAAAACCGGTACATGGATAACTGGTCAGCTTGTGGCTTTTGTGAATTCATCGGGCCGCCGCGCGCCGGCGATGTGGTGATGATGCAATGGTCGGCGCCGGTGGTGAACCATGCCGGTATTTTGCTGGACGGCAATATGCTGCTGCACCATAAATACGGCCACTTGAGCCAGAAAGAACCCTACGGCGGGTATTGGAAAGACCGAACGGTAAAGGTAGTAAGGTATAGAAATTTAATGTAGAAGGATTTTTATAAAAAATTTTTGGTGCTAAGATATTTCTACGTGTTTTTCTATAGGAAATGGAAAAATGAAGCATATTCGTCTATTTTTGCTTCTCTCCTTATTTTTACTAGGCTGCACTTCTCATAATCGGTCATATGTAACCATTAACGCACTTTCGGCTAATGCTTATTTACCTAAAACATATTGGATAATGCCAGGTGAGAATTTATCAAAAAATGATCAAATATATTATAATAAGATCATGGGGATCACTGAAAATGTATTGTCGCAGCATGGATTTGTCTTAGCAAAGAATGTCAAACAGGCGTCTCAGGTAATATATATAAATTATTCAAAAACAGGCCCTTTAACTCAGACGAACAACGTAACAATTCCTATTTTTGGAAACAATAGTAGCTATAGTGTTTCGAATTCTGTGACAACCTATAATCAAAGTTACGGAATAACAGGTGTGTATAATAAGCAAATAACAAGCACGTCTTACGGTGTTGTACTAACAATGAAATCTTTTGATTTTCAAAAATATTTGCAAGATAAAGAAGTAAGGGAGATCTGGAATGTTCAAATAATATTTACTTCTGACAAGCAAGATAGTTTGGCTACTTTTAGTTATATTATGCATACTGCGGGTGATTATATAGATATGACCCTCGATAAAAATTTTGAATACATGGCTAATGAAGAACTCTAATCATAATGATGAAAAGGACTCTTTATGAGAAAAATTTATTTTATTGCTTTATTTGTACTTGTAGGTTGTGGTATGACACCTAGTCAAATAAAAAGCAACCCAACAAAAATTTTTGAAAGTAATAAGTCGCAATCAGAATTAATATCTTGTCTTGTACCGAGATTAGATGAAAGAACGTTTAATGGAACAAGAATCGATACAATTATAAAACCAATCCCTGGAGGAATGTCACTTTCACCAATCCAAGGGAATATTGAATTCATTGACATAACGACTAACAATAACAAATCTAATATTATATATTATGGCGAGGGAACTAAAAGGCTTTTTATGGAATACACAAGAATAAATGAAGTAAATGAAGATATAAAGTCCTGTTTATAAGTCATTCGTTCTAATTAACTTACAACCCGCTTAGGCGGGTTTAATTTCATTAAGGTTTATAAAATGGCATTTATAGAGGCCCCTATGCGCCGCATGATATTTCATGGACCATTAATTGCACGCTTCGGTCGTGAATTTAAATTTCGAGCGCATAATGCGAAAAAAATGTTAAACGCTGCTAGACATTTGTTAACTGGATTCGAAAAATATATGATGGAAGCACAAAAACGAGGTTTGACTTTTGCCGTATTTGTTGGTGACAAAAAAAAGCGCAATATAACTAAGGAAGAATTAGAGGTAGATGCTAGCGTTTTAGATATTCATCTTTTGCCGGTAATTATTGGAAGTAAACGCGGTGGCCTTTTTCAAACGATTCTTGGAGTGGCGCTTATGGGTGCGGCAATAGCATTTGCTCCCGCTAGTATCAGTGTGTTGGGCGCTTTTAGCGCTGGTGGATTAACTGGATTCACTGCTTTGACGGGTGCATCCCTCGCCCTCGGCGGTATCGTGCAAATGATTTCACCCCAACAAACGGGCCTACGGACAAGTCAAGACCCGGACAATAAGCCCAGCTATGCCTTTGGTAGCCCGGTGAACTCAACGGCCCAGGGGAATCCGGTGCCGGTGTTATACGGTAGCCGCGAAATCGGTGGTGCGATTATTTCAGCCGGTATTTATACGGAAGATCAGCAATAAACCTCCGATTGATAATTATCGGCTCGCCTCGGCGGGCCTTTTTTATAGGCGCAATATGGCAACGAAAGCAATCAAGGGCAAAAAAGGCGGGAGCAGCAGCAGCTCAACCCCCACCGAATCCCCGGACAGCATCCAGTCGATCGCCCGCGCTAAAATTCTGGTGGCGCTGGGTGAGGGCGAATTCGCCGGCGGTCTGAACGGCACCAATATATTTTTAGGTGACGGCTCGACAACGACAGCCTTGGCGAACGCTGATGGCTCACTTAACTTTACGGGCGTGACATGGGATTTTCGGCCTGGCACACAATCGCAGGACTTTATTGCGGGCCTGCCGGTGGTCGAGAATGAAGTCGCGATTGGTGTCACCTTAAAAAGTGACTCCCCGTGGATCCGTGCGATATCTGATACCGATTTAACCGCTGTGCGTATCCGTTTAGGCTGGCCGACACTTCAACAAGAACAGTCCAATGGTGACGTCACCGGCTACCGGATTGAATATGCCATAGATCTGGCAACGGACGGTGGCGCCTATCAGCAAGTTATCGACGCGGCGATAGACGGCAAAACGACGACGCTTTATGAGCGGTCGCACCGTGTTGATTTACCTAAAGCGACCACTGGCTGGCAAATTCGAGTACGCCGTATCACCGCGGACTCAACCAGTAGCCTGATTGCCGACACCATGAACGTTGAGGCGATCACTGAGGTTATCGATGCAAAGCTGCGTTACCCCAACACGGCGCTGCTGTATGTCGAATTTGATGCCCAGCAATTCACCGATATACCGAAGATTTCCTGTAAACCCCAGGGCCGGATTATCCGGGTGCCGGATACCTATGATCCGGTGGCGCGCACCTATACCGGAACCTGGACCGGTAATTTCAAATGGGCCTACAGCAATAACCCGGCGTGGGTGTTTTACGACCTGGTGTTATCGAATGTGTTTGGTCTGGGTAATCGCATTGATTCAACGCAGATTGACGAGACCGCGCTCTATCAGATCGCACAATATTGCGATCAACAGGTACCGGACGGTTTGGGTGGCAGCGGCACGGAGCCGCGTTTTCTCTGTGATGTGTATATCCAGGCACAAGAGGACGCCTGGACAGTTCTGAGCGACGTTGCAGCGATTTACCGGGGCATGACTTACTGGGGCCAGAATCAACTGGTGGCGCTGGCGGATATGCCGCGGGATTTGGATTACACCATCACCCGGGCGAATGTCGTCAACGGTAAATTTACCTACTCATCGTCGAGCGAAAAAACGGTCTATACGACGGCAATGGTGAGCTATGGCGATCCGGATAATCATTACGCCGATATTATCGAACCGGTGTTCGATAACAATCTGATCCAGCGGTACGGTATCAACCAGACAGACATCACCGCCATCGGCTGTGTGCGGCGCTCCGAGGCCAACCGGCGCGGCCGCTGGGCGTTATTATCCAATGTTAAAAATCGGGTGGTCGATTTTTCCATGGGACTGGATGGCATCATCCCACTACCGGGCCGCATCATTGGCCTGGCTGATCAGAATCTGGCAGGGAAAATCACCGGCGGCCGGGTCAGTGCCGTGGATGGCCGCAATATCTCACTTGACCGGGTAGCCGATGTGGCAGCTGGCGACCGGCTCATATTGAACCTGCCAAGCGGAGTCACCCAGGCGCGAACCGTCCAAACGGTCAACGGTAAAATCGCCACAGTGACCGCCGCGTACAGTGAAACGCCTGAGGCTCAGGCTGTTTGGGCGATTGATTCGGATACATTGGCCATCCAGCAATACCGGGTCACCCGCGTGGCGGACAACGGCGACGGAACCTATGCCATCACCGGCACGCAGTACGACGAGAGCAAATACGCCGCCATTGATACTGGCGCCCGCCTCGATGACCGGCCGGTGTCAGTTATCCCGCCAGGCGTGCAGGCGCCTCCGGCCAACGTTGCGATTACCAGCTATACCGCCATTGTCCAGGGTTTGGCCGTTACCACTCTGCGGGTCACCTGGAATAAAGCTATCAACGCAATTGCCTATGAGGCTGAATGGCGCCGTGACAGCGGCAACTGGGTTAATGCAGCGCGTACCTCGGCGCTGGGGTTTGAGGTTCCCGGCATTTATGCCGGCACGTATCAGGCGCGGGTGCGGGCAGTTAACGCCTCTGATATTTCCAGCGTCTGGGCGAATGCCGACGAAACCCAGCTTAACGGCAAGGAAGGTAACCCGCCGAAGCCGGTCGGCTTTTCGGCATCAAACGATATTGTTTTCGGCATCATTCTCAATTGGGGTTTTCCGGATGGCACCGAAGACACGCTGAAAACTGAAATTCAATACAGCCCAAGCTCTGACGGTACCGGCGCAATATTGCTGGCCGATGTGCCCTATCCACAGCGGAATTATCAACAGATGGGTCTGGCCGCCGGCGTGACTTTTTATTACCGCGCGCAACTGGTCGATAAAACCGGTAATGAATCAGGTTACACGGACTGGGTCGAGGGTTCATCGTCCAGTGACGCCAGCGCCATTTTGGCGGCGATCGGCGCCGATATCATGACCACGGAAGCCGGCCAGGAACTGGTGAGCCAAATAGACACCAATACCGATGCGTTGGTGACCACCGCGCTGGCGAACCATGCCAACGTTCTCCAGCAATGGGCTAATTACGGCACTAACCGCGCCGGGATCATTAGCATCAACACCACCATAGCGAATGATCAGCAATCGCTGGCTGAATATCAGCAGGATGTGACGGCCCGTTTTCAAAATAATGAATCAACCATTCAAACCACTGAAACGGCACTGGCTGACCTTTCAGGCGACGTGTCAGCACAATATAGCGTCAAATTGGGCGTGACGGTTGATGGCCATTATTATGCTGCGGGGATGGGGATCGGCATTCAAAACACCCCCGAGGGTATGCAGAGCGAAGTTTTGTTTCTTGCTGACCGGTTCGCCTTCCTCAATGAGACCAACAATGTTATCTCAACACCTTTTGCTATCCAAGGCGGACAAACTTTCATCAATAGTGCATTTATCGAGGATGCCTCAATCACTAATGAAAAAATCGGCAATTACATCCAATCGGCTAATTATGTGGCCGGTTCAGCAGGTTGGTATATCGGGAAGGATGGCACAGCGGAATTTAATAATGTTACTGTTCGGGGCACAGTTTATGCCACCGATGGCGATTTTTCTGGCACTGTTTATGCCAATAAGATTGATGGAGAAATTGTTAACGGGTTTGTGTTAAATACTATAGCCGTTGATGAAAGCAATTCCGACTATTCATACACAAATAATTATATTATTACGGTAAATCAGAACTATTCATATCCGATGGTCGCGAGTATTTCTGTCCCTATTACGATAACACAAGTTTCAAATTATAGTGGTGTCACAGGAACAACGTTGCAATTTAAAATTCTGGATACCAATGGAAATACAGTATCATCGTTAAGTGTGTTTGCCGATAATACGGCCAATGTTTTCCCGATGTATAATACGCTAACTGTGGGGATCCCTCTAGCGCAGGGCGTTGCATCACAATCATTTCAAATACAGATATCTCACAATTTACATGGGTTTATTAAATATACCATTCAGGGTGCGGTTGTCATGGTAATGCGAAAACTCGGATCAATAACAGCGTCATGGTAAAATAAGAGGTTAATTTATGGCATGGTATAAAACAGGCACTGTGACGGCTAGTGGTAATATTGTGGTTGGTAATGGAACAAGCTGGAGTCGTTCTATTTATGGCATCGGGCCAGGACAGATATTTCTTATCCCCGGTGCTGGTACTGTCCAAATGTTTGAAATCGCCAGTGTTGACAGTGACACACAAATAACACTGGTGGCAGGGCCCGCCGAGCCCATCAATAATTCAGCCTATGGTATTTTGACTTTTTATGGCGGCTCCTATGCGGATTTCGGTCGTCAGTTATCCGCATTTCTGGCTGAGTATCAAGCCCTCTTGGGCGTATGGCAGCAATTTTTGACGGGAACGCAGGATATCAACTTAACGCTACCCGATGGTTCCGTCATGGTTTTGAAAACATTGGCTGAGATTGAATCTGCGGCCACCAATGCGGTTGAGGCGGCAACCTGGTACGCAAATAATAAGACTTACCTCGAACAATCCGGCGCCAATGCCACCGCTGCCCATACCTCAGAAGTGAATGCTGCAGCAAGCGCCGCCCTCGCTCAGCAGATTGACACTGAAACGTTAAAGATTGCCAACAATCTCTCAGAAATAAAGGACGCTGGCCCGATAGCGCAGTTATCTGCGCGGACGAATTTAGGCATAACAGGCACGGGTGGCGGTGGCGGTGGTGTGCAATTTGTTGACGCAGGTACTCTCAATGAGGTCGTAATAACTGGACCGGCATTAACGGCTGGTGAAATTGTTACCGTCGCCGGCATAGTTGCAACAAATACTGGTCCAGTGACAATAGCAATCAATGGTGCCGCACCGGTGCCAATTACCGCAATGGGTGGCGGCGCGCTGCAGGGTAACGAGCTGGTGGCGAGTAGTGAAATTGTATTAGTCATCACTGCAACCGGCGCGACGCTCATCGCTACTTCCGGAGGTAATTTACCGGTCGCACCTGGTATTAATCCAGGCCATGCCGCGACTTTGGGGCAATTGAATGATCTCAAGTCTGATACCTTACAAATTACCAATAATCTTTCAGAAATAGCTGCTGAGGGACCCGCAAGCCAGGCTATCGCGCAGGCTAATTTAGGTATTCCCGGCGGTGGGAAGGGTCGCTTCTTAGGCACAATATTAGTTACCGCTTCGGGAACCTATCCGTTGCCAACTGGAACAACAACTATTCTTGCTGAGGTGGTTGGCGGCGGCGGAGGAAGTTACGGCACTCCGGCGACTAGTGCCAGTGCTTTTTGTTTAACATTACCCGGTTTACCTGGATCATGGGCGCTAGTTCAGATTCCGGTCTCTCAATTATCTACCGCAGCAGATAATGAAATTATCATTTCGATTGGCGCTGGGGGTGTTTTTGGTCCTTCAGCATCGCCTTATGCTGGGGGAGCAGGTGGCAATACCACAATTGATACGAATGTCGTGATTGCCCCTGGCGGTGCTGCCGGACCAATCTATACAAGTTATACTGCCGCAACAGGTAAATTTTTCCAACCGTCAGGAGTAATAGGATCGGTTTCTGTCGCTGCCCCCTCTATTTTATTGAGCACTAAATTCACTCAGGATTATTATCGCGAGCAACCAGTTATAGGGACTATTAGCGCAACTGTTGGTATTTTACAAACACAGCTTTCAAGTGTTCAGCAAGGTGTTAGTAGCTATGGAACAACCTTCTTTACTTCTAGAGACGTGCTTCTTATGTATGGCGCGGGGGGATCAGGCCGATGGGTAAATGTCAGTCAAACGGTTTACCCTGGGTCTGGCGGAAATCAAGGCGCAGCTAGATTATGGTTTTATTCATAATTTGGGGGATTATAAAGGGCCACTGCTGGCCCTTGATGTTCACAATAGAGACTTCGACAAGGAGGTTGCACTTTATCCGTGGGCATTACTGATGACAACTCTACCTCTCAGCTTTGCTAAACGCGCCGCATAATTTACCTAAGCTAAAAGCTTGGCATTGCTGTTTGAATTTAAGGTGGCCAATTTATCATGTAGGGACTTTGGATAAAGCTCAGTATAAACTTGCCACAATACATTCAACGACCGATGACCCGTCACCTGCGCCACTTCCTCAATGGAAAATCCCGCCTCAAAAAGCCGGCTGGCGCCTTCTCGGCGTAAATCATGATATCTCAAATCCTTTATACCGAGCTGATCACGCACACGCTGAAAACCTGCCGTAACCGATCTTGAATTGAAAGGGAAAATACATTCCGATGATTTGGGTTGCCGCTGCACAATTTCCCAGGCATCACCCAATAATGGAACCAGCATATGGTTCCCCGTTTTCTTGCGCGGATCTTTTCTATCGCGGACTAATACTGCCCGTTGCGGCTCATTGATATCATCCCACCGAATTTTACAGACTTCCCCGATCCGCATGCAGGACAGAATGGAAAAGTTAAGGATATCTTCGTATGGAATTATCGCCCCGGCGTGGGATGACCGGACGCGCAAAGCCGCCAACAAACGCTCTACCTCATCACCAATTGGGCGACGAGAGCGACGTTGCGATTTACCAACCAGCCCCATGTTGACCAATATCGGCCGTGCCACCACTACCGGATTATCGGTATAATCGATACCATAAATGGGTTTAGCCGCTGCCAGCACTGAGGATAAATAACTTAGGTCGTGGCCAACCGTAGACGGCCCGGCCCCGGAACCCGCTCTAAAACGACAATGTTCGATGATGTGGCTTGATGTCAGATTGGTTAATTTCAGCTCTGCGATATCACAGTCTGCCAGCATATTAAGAACGTATAATTTTGTTCTGCCCGCTTTGCCGCCCAGGCCCGGATCGGCAATGTATCGTCGGATTAGTTCCCCCACAGTAATATCTGTGGCATCGTTGGCGTCGGGAACCCCGTTAAGCTCGAGCTCGGCAACCCGGCCAGCACCCCATGTTTTTGCATGGGCTTGTTTGCCGAAGGTACGGTTCTCGCGGTAGATATATTTGCCGGCCTCTTTAACGCCGACCGTGCAGCGGTAGCGGGCTGTGCCGTCAGCTCGCAGTCTTTTTTCTATGCTATAGTAGGCCATGATTTCCCTTTCGCGACTCCAAGCACCCCTCGTTTTAGGGGTGCTGCATGGGGTGCTGATAAAGAAAAAATACGGCAAAACGAGTCAGAATGCACGATAATAATGCTTCACTACAAACGCACGAAACCCAGGCACAGCCTGCGATTGCTGGCAATTTCCCCTCCCAACGCTTCTCCGTTGCGCCGATGCTCGATGGGAT